CTGCTACCTGACCAAAGTACGAATAACTTTTACTTAATTTTTCATACTGTTCAGCGGCGATCCTATTACCCTCGATATTCTTCAGATCTTTTTTCTGAAATTCGCGATAACTTCGTCGTTCATCTTGACTAAGTTCAAGCAGTGTCTGACGTTCTAAAACCCTAAAGGTAAACTTGCTTGGTTGTAGTGTATCAAGAAGTCCTGCTTTGCTTTCCTCTTCTTTTCCTTCCGACTTTTCTTCATTCTTCTTTTCCAGCACCCAATCGACAGCAGCGTTCACTGTAGAAGCTCTCTTGAAAGCCTCCTCTGCAAGCTGACGAGAGCATTGTGTAAAATCCATAACTTGTTGAATATTTTGTTCTCTAGAAGATAGGGGTTTACTTTTAGCCTTAGTTCGGTAGATATATCTAATGGCTCTCTTGTAAGCCAGAACATTTCCATAAGACATTGGTTCAGTTGGTTTGACATTTAGAGCTTCTTTCTCGCTGTTAGTATCGACAACAGCCTTTTGTGCAATATCCCATACTCCTAAATTCTTGAATGCCTGGATATCAGATATTTTTTGTTTATCATCCTCATTGTCGTTGGGTTGATGACCACCGAGCTCTAGAATTTTGTACATTCCTTCTCTATTAGTATATACCATGCCATTCAATCCTAAATAAGAATACAGTCCTAATCTGTGTCGTCCATCTTCTATGTCAAATAGCTTGCTTTTATCATCATAAATTATACGAGGTACTTCAATTTTGGGAGATGCAGAAGTAAGTAAGTATTTTATGAAGGACATCTCTTCTCTTTTGTATTTTATGTCGTTATCTCCTGTCATATGATGGGCGAAATGGACCCCTTGTAAAATCCATGCAAGTAATTCTGTGCTATATGTTTCGTACATTGTAGTATGTGCAGCACCAATATCGTCAGTTCCCATATAGTCAGTCAGTCTCTTAATATCTACATACATTCTAATATCTGCATTGCTTCCTAGGTTTTGTACATCATTAGACCTTTCTCGATATCCAATGCGCGAAGACACCTCCTTTTTGTCGAACTTAACAGGAGGATTATCCAGAGTTACATGATTATCAGTGGCCTCCCTGAGTATTATCCCGTAGTCTCTATATTGATCCTCCGTAAGTGGTTCGTTACGAGATACCTTCTCTATAGTATAGAACTTCACAACATTATCTAATGCAGTAGGATTCCCAATATTCCTAAATTTAGCTGTTCTAGAAGTATCATATAGTATTTCTTGGATTTCCACTGGTAAACGGGAAAAGTTGTCTCGAGTGCTATCTTTGCAGTACTGTTTAATTAAGTCTATTAACTCATTATTGTTAGACATTTTTATCATTATCCCATATATTCCAAAAAAATCATTTATACAAATCTTGATATTCACTCACCAGAGTATCACTTGTAAAACAATTTGAAGCGCTGGATTTATAGGACACTGTGATCTGAGAATGTGCATAGTACCACGGCACGTATTGCACCACAAAAAGGTGATTATCTTCATATAATATGTTATTAATTTCCCTAGTGTATTGTATGGGAGTATTACTGGAATTACATAAATTATAATTCTCTCGAATGAATGGGACAATATCTTTGGAAAGTTTTTCTTTGTTCTCCAACGAATACTCACTCATAGATAGGAAGTACACACCTTCCAAAGATGTAACTAAGTGTAAGATAGTGTCATCTTCAGTAAATCCCATAAAGAATCCTATATAGTCTTGCGCTGAAGGCCACCCATACTTAACCTTAGCTCTAGAATATGCTTCCCGAGGATGAGAGTGAAAATTATATAGACCAGGTGCGATAGGTACTCCCATCTCACTCCCTGTTATCATTGACTCATATTTTATATCAAGATGGTGTACAAGATCTTTATCAACACTCTTACATACTAGATTACCTGCCATTTCTTTCTGAGATACAGTCCCATCACCGTTTACAGTCATACCTATCTTCTGAAGATCCCGTAGGTATCGTACAGCATCTGTGGTCAATACAATTTGCATCTCACATATACCGCTCGACCGATGAAATTCCGAGAGTACGTACTTAACTCGTCCTAGTGCACTGGAATTTTGAATTCTATTATCATTACGTTTAAGCATACATAATGTATAGTTTTGTAATGGCTCTCCAGAAGGCTTCTTTTTTGATATATGAGGGTCTTCAAATCCTTGTGAACACAATATTTTGACTTTTGCAGACATGTCGTCTTGTATTGGTATCCCTATCCATACTAGAGCATCATTAGGGAATACACCTACAGTGTGTGACACAACTTCCTTCACTGTTAATCCTGATATTCTTATGATCTCGCAGACACCTTTATCATCATTATAACACACATATGCATATCCCGTAATAGAAGATACAAACTCTGTATTGTTTAGGTACATAACACTATCACTACCCTTTGACTTACCATTTAAAACATCTATAGTACTTGTAGGAACCCGTACGTAAAGACCTAATTTATCGGAAGTAGTAGGAATGGGTTGTATTAATTCCTTGAGGAAGTTTAATTTGTTTGGTACAACGATATTGTTGACATCAATGGTTAATAGTTCCATTTATAATATATGGTTAGAGAAAGTTCTAACCATAATTGCATAAGATCTTTAGAAAGTGTTCATACTATCTGTGTATTCCGGGTTAAACCTAGCATTGTGGAAGTCCCAATATTCGGGACAACCAAATTTCCAGTCTTTAGACACCTGTGGAGCTTTCCAGTAAAAAACGCAATCTTGCCATCTATTTGTCTGTGTAGCTCCATGGATATACAGAGCATGATAATCATGTGTAAGCTGGTCCATAAGTTCGCAAAAGGTGGTAAAGTCCGGAATAATAGAAGCATAGTTCTTGTATAGGGCTTCACGGTTTTTTAGAAGAGGTTCGCGAAGAATAAAAATTCCGTCTACATTAGTTCTAATTACAGGCTTAACATCCATAGCATACTGCAATGATAAGATATATAACAATTTCCAATGTCGTCCTTTCTTGTATAAAGCCTGTTGGAGAGGCTTATTAAAAATTCTGGGGTCGTCAGTGCAATCATCTAGAATCAACACTGCCCATGGATTAGGTAAATGCTTATGCGCAATCTTTTGACGCTTAATAATATCTTTAATCTTCTCTTCGTTATAACTGTTGAAGACAAATGTACTGGGCATTATCTCTCTATATGCATGGTTTGTGTCTTCTGAACCACTCATAGCTGCTCCTACGGGAAATATATGCTTCTTTGCATGAAGTAGAGCTTTAATTAGGGTGCTCTTGCCTGTACCAGGCTTTCCCACGACAACAAGCTTGCATCCACCATTATAGGTAGGATCTTGGAATCGGCTGGTAATAGGTGGGATCATGTCCGGGTTGAGTTCTTGTATTTCAATTGTAGTAGTGGGACTACTCATGTTTGCCACTAGCATTTGTTTGTTTAAATGATTTAGTTTTATCTAGTCTAGTAGAAAAAATGGTAAAGCCGGCCTTGTGGATATATTTGGTAGGTATCGTAGTAACCGCAATAGTGATATATATTACATTGCGATGGAGACGAAATAAACCTTTGATACATCATTTCACATCTTCTACTATATGGAAAGCCTTTATGCTTAATTCTATAGCTGCTTCCTTAGTTATTTTCATTGCTCTTACTACAAAGAAGATTTTCGACAACTATTTTGAGGATGAGGATGATGAAGATGATGAAGATGATGATGATAATGTTGGTAAAAAACAAAAAGTACATGGTACTAATGCATTGAGTATTTTCCTTACTCTTACCAGTACATTCATGACTTCCATGCTAGCATATACTATATTATATGTGCTCTTTGGGTTTGGAGGTGGAATGATAGCAATAAGTAATACTGAGTAAATTATACTTGAGGTATAATTTAGGTGCTATCTTTTACTACTGGTTTTTCAAACCCATATCCACCAACAGGAGCCGGGGGTTTGCCAAATTCATCACTTTTCTGGCCGTTCTTTTTTGAGCTTAATACCAGAGCTGCTACTCCACATACAAGAGCAAATGTTACTGAATAAGAAACAAGTAAAATAGAAGATATTTCGGTTTTACCTTCGTTATTCAGTTTTTGTATCCAAGAAGGTTTAGCCAAATATAGAATCCCTAATGATGCTAGGAACGTAACTATAATAGTTACTAAACTTATGTTAACAGGTTTTGTTAAGTCCAACATTTATACCTAGTTAATATAATATTAGTAATCTGAATCATCATCGGAATCAAAACCTCTTTTCTCCTCTTCTACCAACTCCTTAGATTTCACGTATATAGATATTTTACCTAAACTCCCCACACTTGATCTGAACAATAAAGGCAGTTTGCTATTTGCAGGAAATATTTGCATGCTATTACTAAGCCCTGCAAGCTTGGTTATACGTGATAGCTGATCAGTTGTAAAGGTGGCATGGTATTCATTGCTCTCTCCGTATTCAGAGTCCTCATCGTCTGACTCCTCGTTCTCCCCGAATGCAACTTTACGCTTTAGTATTCCGTCAGCGTCAGCAATAAACTCAATATGAAAATCTCGCGCTTTTACTGTGATATTTACACTGCCAATACTGCTAAGATCTTTACACATCTTCTGGAACTCGGCTGATGGTACAATTACTGGTTTTCCGTAACCAGTAGGAATATCTATGTCCAAATTCTGGATTTCTTGAATTTTTATCCCAGAGGTTGTGATACGGGTATTCTCCTTGGGTATAGTTTTGATCCCTAGTTCATTAGGCATACTAGAGTCGATGAACAACTGTAAAGAATCTTTTTTCTTGATTGACTTAAGCATCCTGTGGAAGTGGTTAAGATTTAGACCCATGCAAAATTTGCTGTCCAAACGAAACTTATACAAAGAAAAATTTTCTCCAAGGAGACTCAGGTCTACCAAAGTTTTTCGAGGATGATCAAACATCCTCAATACTATACCATCACTGCATACCTCAAAACATCCTGTCTTAAGGTTATTAGTAAGGAGCTCGGCTAATACTTTGATTTGATAAGCCTCTCCAGTCTTACACTTAAATTTTATTGGCATTTTGAGTTGAAAGGTGTAACACCTTAAACCTCAATTTAATACTAGCTAAAATAATATGTACTAAATATAAATGACATCTTACTTAAACAAGCCTATCGCATATTTGGAAGACCAGGACTTTGACTCCGTAGGTAACCTCGTGGCTCAAGGTATCCCAGGAGGTATACCCGTCGTGATCATGTTACAGTCTTCATGGTGTAAACATTGCAGTAAAGCCAAACCTGAGTTTCAAGCCTTCGCCAATGCTACGGAGGGTAGAGTATTCTGTGCTACAGTGCAAGTAGATGGAGAACTAGACACAGAGAAGGAGCTAGGGAGTAGAATTAAAACTATTAAGCCCAATCTTCGAGGGTATCCTGACTATTTGTTATACAAGAATGGTATTAGAATTGATAGAGAAATTCAAGGTCGAGAGGTAAGACATCTTAGGGACTTTAGTAGTATATGAAATGCATAACTTAGTGAGTTATACATTAATTTTAACAGCTAAAACAACATTTTGCCCAACACCTAGACCACCAGCTTCTCAACTTCTTTGGTGTTTTATATGTTTGAGGATTGCGCCATATTGGATTGGGATTTAACAACCGGCATATCAAGTTTGTTAGTTCGGGGTCCGTTCCGAGTTGCTTTAATTTCCTACGTGAGTATTGTCGAAGTTCCTCTCTTTTTACTCTTTCGCCAACGAGAGGATTATGCCTCAATATTATTACTAGTCCTACCATTCCTATATTCCATAAATCAGTATTTTTATGATATACATTATCATAGTGTACTTCGGGACTGAGATAGGACGTCGTACCAACTGCGTCATATATCGGGGTAGTACCAACATAAGTATGTGGCCGCATTGATTCGTAATCTATAATACGTACAGTTTGAGTGTCATCATTCCAGATTATGTTTTCTGGTTTAATGTCGAGATGAGACAAATCATGCTCCTTGTACTTATTTACCAATGTAATTAGCTGCTTCATAATTGACATAACTGGTACTTCATTACCTAGAAGCATCCAATCCATAAGATCAGAACCTTCTACATATTCACATTCTAGTATCATCATATGGTTATACAGATGTGTATAGTATATTTTGGGGCAATCTACCCCAATCTTCTGACAGTGTTCATGAATATCTACTGTTTTTTTTCCCAGACTTCTCGACGTTTCTTTTAACAATACAACTCTATTATTCACTATATCTGTTCCCGTAGCTACCTTAATTTCAGATCCCAGCATTGTAATATTTTGTAACCTCGGATAACATCTTCGCAATCTAGTGATCATTTATTGTAACACTTATTTAATTAAGTCTTGCTAGATAACAAAATGGTTCGCATTAATAACAGTTTCGATTTTAAAGTATATTCATGGGATACACTGCAGAGCTTTGCCGAGAGACTTTCTGCTGATGATAACATGAACACTATACCTAAATATCTTTACTTGCCTGATATCAAGAAGCCAATGACCATTGCAGAACTAAAAAGCATAGATGTATTGCAAGTAAATGATTTTCTTGAAGACTTAAAAACACAAAAGAGGGTCGCTGGGCTAAAGCAAATAGTAACAAACCTAGGCACAGTAAATTTTCTCATAGCTGATCATATTGATGTAATGGAAGACATTATAGCACCTTTTATTGCGTTAAATAATACTATTAGAGAGTCTAACCCCGAAGTTCGCAATGCCCTCTTTTTGGCTCTGACAAATATAATGTCAGATACCCCAGTTTATGTATTATGGAGAAAAAGAGACGACACGATCAGAAGAATAAATAGTCTGATACAAGACAATAAAAACAAAGTCAATGAAGCCAATATACTATTATCGGTGGAAGGTCTAGATCATACTGATTTTATACGTCAGGAGGTTGCATTACGTTTAGGATTTGATCTACACGGTTTTACATTATTAGAGGTTTTTGACGCAATAAAGTTAGACCCACGAGTACCGTTCGCTAGTGCTAATAATATCTACAAAATTTTACGAGATTTCACACCTGATCCAAATTGGGGGTCTCTAAATGAGAGTATATACCTCCAGTTTCGTTCTACTCCTTCCTCAGAACAGGCAGAGTTCATTGACGCCGCAATGGTTGTGGATGGTGAGATAGGACAGGAAAGAGGTAGAATCGAGACAGGTTCTATAAAATATAAGTATGGAATGAATGCCGATGTGTTACTTAGTAATCTACGTGGTATATTCCATCCAAGATTACCATTGAGAAATATTGTGTCTGAAACCATAAGAGAAAAAGGTAGATTCTACTATAATTTGGGAGAAGAACCTCTTGACTCCTACGTTTTTGGGGATCTAGCTTTAAACGATCCTGTATTCAGCCAGTATATCGCAATAGATGAGCATGAAGCAGCGACCAAAGGTAAAAGAAGTAGTATATATATCCACTTTTTTGGTAGTGGAGATAACGTTCAGACTGTACGAGCTAATATAACTGTATATCAAGTACGTTCTAAGGATATTGTGCATAGGTCATATGGTTACAAGGTTGGGACCTATTATCTTAACGTACTAATTAGCAATGTACAAAATAAGAGCGATCTTGATAAGTTTATTTTAATATTTGGTAAGTTACTAGCACTTTATTATAAGAAAGCACCTGGTGTTATCAGATATTACCAATCTTTGCTGCCACCAGGGACTTTTCCACCTAAATATCAGTCCAGAAAAGCTGCAGCAAAAGGAAAAAAGACTAAGAAGACTCTCAAGGAGCAAGCTCCAGAAGTGTTTGTTTCAGGTTATCCAACTAAATGTGGAAATCAGCCCCGTATAATTTCAGCCGAGGAAGCTGCAGAGACTAAAAATGTTGTGATGCAATATCCTAAAACTGCAAAGGAGGGGTTTCCTCAACGCTGGTATGTATGTGATGAAGACTCGTCTCATCCATATCCCGGTCTACGAGATAATGATTTATCCAACAACAACATTGTTCCCTATCTACCCTGTTGTTTTAAGACCCCACAAGACATAAGAGGGGGACAAGACGGTAAACAAACTAAACCATACGCTCACTATTTCTACGACATACCAATGGTAAGCGGAGTAACAACGCAACAGAATATTCTAACTCGTGACGCTTTTACTGACCCTCCAAAGGTAGCAGTGCTTCCCAATCAACTGGACGAAATGCTAAATCTTATTACATACAAAGAGAATTGGAGATTTGTTCGCCAAGGTGTATTCGATTCTAAGGCCAGTTTTTTAGAGTGCGTTCTGGAGGGCCTGCAATCTATAAAACCAGAAATAGCTGAAAGTTTAGTCTATAGTTCGGGTAAGACTATAGCTGCTAATGAAGAGTTAAAAAAAGCTATAGATAAAAAAGCTAAGAGAGACGTTTTTATTAGGGCTGAAGCAAAGCTATGGGAGGCCAAGAAAGAAGAGCGTATTGCATTTATTAATAAGCTACGTGTTAAACTTGCAACAATCGAGAATGCTTCTGCTTGTAGACAGGAGATGTATGACTATACCAACGATGAAATCCTAGAAACTATAAGAGATCCCGATATATACTTTGATCCTCATTTTCTAACTAATTTAGTGGAAAGATATTTTGGGTGTAATATAATACTTTTTAGTCGTGTCTCCCCGGGAGCAGAAGAACGTACATATGAAAGTAGAGCTGCCACAGTACTAACGCTCCCTCGTCATATTCAAGCCTGTTACAAGACTAAAACCGATAATCCAACTATTCTTATATATGAGCGATTGGGACGAGGTAGTGAACAAACAGATTATCCTAGATGTGAGTTGATAACATATTGGAACGGAGCTGATATTGTTGAAGCGAACCATACTAAAAAATCTAAGGTAGCGAACGAAATGGATACATTATATGAAAGAGTTAGAGAGTCATACAATCTAAATTGCCTAATACCTCAGACCATAATACCATTACCAATTGGAGTTACTTTTACACATCAACGAATAGATTCTTATGGTAAGTGTAGAGCAATCATATTCCAATATCAGAAAGAAATAGGGACTTTATTAACGACTCCCATGCAACCCTTTCGTCTCCCGGTGTATGATGTTGACGAGAATCCTCGTCTCTCATATGAGTCGGCTAGCAAATTACTAAAAGACTCAAACTTAGTTCCCGTAAGAAAAACTATTACAGGAGGACAAGTTAGTGGGTATTCCGTTATATTGGGTAATACTAGAGTCTCCTTATTATTTACCCCAACCAATGAAAACAATGGTAAGTTAGCGCTAGAGGCTGACCTAGTAAGTAACGATCAAACAGTGTCTAAACTATCATTATACACCAAGAACAAGAGAATAGCTAGATATATGGTGGAATATACTAGATGGTTGTATTCTAACTTCCTAGAAGACGAAAAAATGGAGGAATCCACTGAGAGTTTACAAATGTTTATTCGGGATTATATTCGAGTAGACTCATCATTTCAATATGGGCCCGTCAACAAGACATTTAACATGACTAGTGGTATAACTACTGACGGAGTATTATATGTGCACTCACCAGAGACCAAAAAACGACTAATATACACCTTACAACTTTTTGCTCTTCAGAATCCAAACGAACTCACTGCTTACAGACATCGTACCACAATATCTAACTATTACATGAATATTGGGGATTTTACCAGATATCGTTCCCAAGTAATTCTCCAAGGTGATAATGCAGTGGAGAAATGGATTAACGAAAGAGAGCGAGACTACCACTTATACAATGGCGCTGTCATAAGTCCCAAGATAGAATCTCTAGATAATGAGATGTCTAAACTGTCTAAACAGATCCAGCAAATCCAACTAACAGGAGGAAAGGAAGCTCTACTAGAAAGATTGACAGAAAGGTTGGAGGAACTAGAAGCAGAGTATGAACATTTGTATCAGTTATCACTTAACACTCCTCACTTTTTTAAGAATAGTCTTGTGGGTGGTGACCAAATGTACCTGTATCAACAAGCATCAGATCTTTCAAAGGCTCTAAGTATATGTAAAAAATGGAACACTAAGGTTATAAACGATGGCAAAGAAATCAATAACGACGAAGAGCAAAAGATACCGGAAGAAGATTTCACTATATATTCCTATCGTAACCCTGAACATATTACTCCGTATGTATGCGAAGAAGGATGTGTACAAGGTAAGAGTGAAGGTTCAACATTACTGGGATATAAGAGTGCTTCTCTTGACCCGACTTTTATCAGTCTTTT